TGTCTCGTTTTTTTATATCCATAACTATATCGATTTAGTGGGGAACTAGATATGGCTAGACCAACCAAACCAAATAAGACTAAGGAGCTACAAGGCACACTTCGCAAATGTAGATTGCCTGCCAACGAAATGCAAACTGCAAAAGTTGAGGTGTTGCCAAACGCTCCAAGTTTTTTGAATCAAGATGGTGCTGATGAATGGGAATTGGTTGTGGGTGAATTGTCAAGAATTAAGATGCTACACATTACTGACCTATCTATTTTGGCTGCTTATTGTAATGAGATGGGGACTTACCACGCTATTGCGAAAGAGCTTGGTGGCAATTATACTGAAAGGACTTATGATAAGGATGGCAAATTAAGGGCATCAAAGATAGCACCCAAATATAAAGTGATGCAAGCCGCTCTGCAAAATGCGTTGAAACTTGCAAGCAAGTTTGGATTCACTCCTGCGGACAGAGCTTCGCTTAGTATGCCAGAACAAGACAAAGAGAAAACAGACGATTTTGATTTCTTTGGATAATGGAAATAAAGGAATGTGATAAGTTTTATTTTGATGAGGTTGCTGCAACAAGAGTAGTTACTTTTATACAACGACACATCAAACACATCAAAGGTGAGAAGGGCGGTGAGCCATTTCTGCTTGAGCCATTCCAAGAAAAGATTGTCAAAGATTTATTCGGTTGGAAATATCGTGAAACCAATTTAAGAAGATTCCGAACTGCTTACATTTGCCTACCAAGAAAGAACGGAAAGTCAACACTCGTTTCGGCTTTGGCTTTGTATATGCTTTTGGCGGATGGTGAACCAAGTGCAGAATGTTACATTGCGGCAGGGGATCGACAGCAGGCGGGAATCTGCTTCGATGTGGCAAGTGCAATGGTGAGAGCTGACAATCAATTGAACAATCATCTCAAGGTTTTTAAGAATAGTATCATTCACGAAAAAAGCAATTCAGCATTCAAGGCAATAAGCTCTGAGGCAAGTTCTAAGTTTGGATACAATGCAAGTTTTATTTGTATGGATGAGTTCTTTGTTCAGAAAGATGCACAGCTTTGGGATGCGCTTACAACTTCGGTAGGATCAAGAAGACAACCTTTGACAATAGCAATAACAACCGCAGGTTACAATAGAGAAAGCATTTGTTTTAAGACAGAAACATACGGAAAGAAAGTAAGTGAAAAAATTATAGAGGATGACTCGTTTTACTTTGTTAAGTATGCTTGTGATTTGGAAACTGAATGGACAAGTGAAGAGGCATTGAGAATGGCAAATCCTGGTATCGAAAGTGGTGTTGTAAAACTTGACTATCTAAAAAGAGAACAAGAAAAAGCTATCAAGTTGCCAAGCTATGAGAACACCTTTAGGATGTTGCACCTTAACCAATGGATGAGTTCAGCTAGTAAATGGTTAAGCGATCAACAATGGATGGCTTGTGATATTGCTCCAATCAATCTTGAAGATTACAGAGGAATGACAGCTTATGCAGGATTAGACTTAGCAACAGTCCGAGATATTAGCGCATTTGTTTTATTGATTCCAGAGGATGATAGATTTACTGTAATACCTTATTGCTTCACTCCAAAGGACAATGCTTTTGTTCGCTCTAGAAGAGACCAAGTAGATTATATCGGTTGGTCAAAGGAGGGGATGATGGAACTAACGGAGGGAAATGTCACTGATTACAACTACATTAAAAAAAGAATAAAAGAAATTGCTGAGGTTGTAAACATCAAGACAATTGCTTATGATAGATGGAACGCTTCTCAATTAGTTATTGATTTGACAGATGAAGGATTGCCAATGACTCCTTACGGACAGGGGTTTGCATCAATGAACACTCCTTGTCGTGAATTAGAAAAACTCGTGCTTGGTAAACAAATCAATCACGGAGGACACAAAGTATTGAGGTGGGCGTGTTCTAATTTAGCAATGAAGTCAGATCCAGCAGGAAATATTAAGATGGACAAAAGCAAATCCACAGAACGAATTGACCCTATGGTTTCTCTAGTGATGGCTCTTGGCTCTTATATGAATGACGATAGTGACGATTCATCTTATGATGATAGAGGCATTGTGTTTATTTAATATCGGTATATAAATGTATCTTTGTATTATCAATTGATTTTATGGGATTTTTCGATTTCTTCCGTTTGAGTTCAGAGAAACGATATAACGGACAAAACTTTTTAAGAGCGCACGACCTTAGCGCATTCGGTGCTAATGCAGGAGTGTCAGTTACTAAAGAAACCTCTCTTGGCTTCTCTGCTGTTTACGCTTGTGTTAGA